ATCAGCCGTTGATAAAAAGTCGAAAAGCGGGAACGAAATGATCGAAATCAAGCTCAGGGTGTATTCCGATGACGGCTCGCATCGAATCGTGACCGACTACCTCATGGAAGCAATGGCACACAAACTGTTTCACTTCGCAGAGGCAACTGGAAATATGGATAAATACGAGTCGGGCGCGCTTTCGTCCGATGACTGCGAAGGCAAAGAGCTATTCGTGAAAATCGGGATTGACCCTGCGAATGGAAACTTTGCCGCAAAAAACGTGGTAAAGGATTACGTTTCTCCGCAATCGGAATCGAGACGCGCGGCGACACAAGAAGAACCAAAGGAAGCGCCGAAAGCCGCGCCAAAGTATGCGCCGAAACCGCCGAAAGGTGCCGACTTGGATGTTTTGGCAGATTCAGAGATTCCATTTTGATATGAACCACTTTCCCGCCGTGCCTATGCTGGCCGATTTGCCCCATTGGAAATTTCCGATGGAAAGCAACGAAGCGAGTGAGAGCAGTCAAGAGCCTAGAATTAGGAATGACCGGTCGCAAACCGGACTCACTTGGCGGCGGGAATCTTTTAAATAAAACACCATGAGCATCCTCAAACCAGCCAAACCACGCCAAGAGCGAACCACAGGAAGCGCGGCGTCTCACCGCACGGCGGGACGCAAGCGCAAAGAGACTGACAACTATTTCCTAGATGCAATCTTTGGAAACAAAGGCGCGAGGAAAGACAGATGGGAAAGGAGAATCAAATGAAACGCAACGGACACGAATATATTGAGCCGGGACTAGGTGGGCATCCTCGCCTAACCCGTGAAGAACGAGGAGGCGGATCGGCTTCTGTAAATATCGCTTGTGACCACTTCCTGAGACGGCGCGGAATGGCGAAAGTAGATTTTAGCACGATTCAACAACCGACGAAGAAAACCAAATGAACCATCCCGAACTAGACTTTGCGCGATACCCTAGCGCCCCCGGCTACAAGCGCCCCGGCACATCCAAGGCGGCGGCTGATTCAATGCGCGAGAAAGCACCGACGCTGCGGCAAAAAGTGCTAGACGTTCTCTTTCATCAAGACCTGACTGCTGATGAGTGCGCTGCGGAAGTTGGCAAGTCGCTTTTGTCAATCCGCCCTCGACTGACTGAATTGCTGGCGCTTGGCAAGATTGCCGACACGGGAGAGACGCGGACGAACGCCAGCGGCAAGAAAGCAACCGTGTGGCGCGCAGTATGAACCCGCACACAATTCGCCGCCTTTTTCCAAATGCCAGCAAATCCATTATCGCCGCAAACGCACAAGACTACGGGAAGCCTCACGCTGAGGATACCTTGCCGCTTGCCGCTGTGGAACGCAATCCTAGCCATGCACCATTGGAAGCGAAAGAAGTTCAAAGACGAACAGATGAACGTTTTCTTGTCCGCGTTGAAAGCGTCCGCAAAAGACTGGCAGACGAGGACGGGCTGTGCGAAAAATATGTTCTCGATTGCTGCCGATACGCTGGCCTCATACCAGACGACTCGCCAGAACTGTGCAAAGTCGAAACGAGCCAGCGCAAAGCCGCGAAAGGCGAGGAAGAGCACACGCAAATCACGATAACCTACCCATAATTTAACGTCCCTGACTAAACCTAGTCCTGCCGAGTCTGCTGATTTATCTTGCAATAAAAAGGATTCGCGCTAGATTTTTCACATCCGCAATCGCGGTTCTTCGTTTATCCCGATGAAAAAACTAATACAAATGACGCCGCGTGCCGCAACTGTTTCCAGTGCGGGGATAACGCGCGGCGTCGCCTGTAAATCACATAACAAATTTAACCGCGCTGCTCAAATGAGCCAATCGTGTTCTTCCCGTTCTGGGTGTTTCGCCAACGCGAGACAAAATAAAAACGGGTGGGATAAAGTAAGCATGATTGCAAAATCCGCACAAAGCGGAGGATGGCGCGACCTCTTTCAAAAATGAAAACCATACCGCTCACGCTAGGAAAAGTCGCAATAGTAGATGATGAAGATTTTGAGCATCTAAATCAGTTTAAGTGGAGCGCGATAAAGGATGGAAACATTTTTTACGCACGTCGAGGCACGATAAACGGAAGCACTAAATCAATGCACAGGGAGATACTTTTTCCGCTGCCGGGATTTCATGCAGATCATATAAATGGAGACGGGCTTGATAATCGCAGAAGAAATCTGCGCATTGTAACGAACCAGCAAAATCAAATGAATAGAGGCGCGCAGAAAAACAATAAGCTAGGCGTAAAGGGCGTTTCGTTTCATTCAAGGAAGAAAAAATATCAATCGCAGATAAAAGCAAATGGAAAAGTAATTGCGCTTGGGTATTTCAAAACCGTCTCAGAAGCATCAGATGCCTATAAAAAAGCATCCGCTAGATTTTTCGGAATATACGCAAACCAATGAAAACCAAAACGCCAAGACGCGAGACAATATGACTGAACCAATACACATCATCAGTTGCGGTGCTGGCTGGCAAAGTTCCGTTATGATGCTCATGGCTGCAAGGGGCGACTTTAAAGACGGTGAGGGGCAAGTAATTCGCGTTTCCCATGCTATATTTGCCGATACAAAAGCCGAGCCTGAGTCCGTAATGAAATGGCTGGACTGGCTAGAAAAGGAAGTGCAATCGCTTCCTTTTCCATTCCCGATTCATCGCGTTAGTTCTGGCTCACTAGAAGAAGATGAAACCCGTGTTCGTGTTAGCGGAAAAAGCGGCAAGCGATACATGAAAGGCTCAATTCCGGCGTTTGTTCTTAATCCAGAAGGAACGAAAGGATTGCTTGGTAGAAAATGCACGGCTGACTATAAGATAGTTCCTATTCAGAAAAAGGTGCGCGAGATTGTCGGAATTAAGCGGGCCGGAAAAGGGATTGTTTATGCTAAAATGTGGATTGGAATATCAACGGACGAGTGCCACCGCATGAAGCCAAGCCGTGTTGATTACATTGAAAATGTATGGCCGTTAATTGACGCTGGAATTTCGCGCCGAAAGTGCGGCGAATGGATGAAAGTAAATGGCTATCCAGAGCCGCCCAGAAGCGCGTGCGTGTTTTGTCCGTTTCACGGAGATGCCGAGTGGCGGCGGCTTAAGGACAGTGAACCGACTGAGTTTGCGCGAGCCGTTGCGTTTGAGAAAAAAATGCACTTAGCGCAGAAGTCTCAAGATACATTGAGAGGCGTCCCGTTTTTACACTCATCCTGCATCCCCTTGGGTGATGTTGATTTCCACAATGCCAAAGCCAAACAGCAACTTGAAATGTTCGGCAACGATTGCGAAGGACTTTGCGGCGTATGACACCCGAAGAAAAAGCCGAACACGCGCACCTGATTAACCTGTGGAATTGCACGGAACCCATGACGCCCGAACAACTCGAAAGACTTGAACAACTTGACGAACTTGCAAAACATGAAAACACGAACTAAACGCGAAAGCCACGCCAAGATGATGCTTGGCCTCGCAATGACAAGGCTTGCCCGCCTTAACGCTGGCACGGCGCAACTCCACGAAATCACGATTGCCGCGAAGGAAGTCGAGCGGTGGAAACAAGCCTTGTCGGACGAATCTTTGCCGCTGATACCAGCGCGGAAGTGACGCCTAGCTAAAACCTAGCAATCATAAACACTTGAAACCAATATGCTTAAAACAAATGTTCAACTTTGTTCAACAAATAACTTGAACACGCGCAGAATATCCTATACTAGACGCCTTATGTTCGCCAAAGTTTTCTCTCAAATCTTCGATTCCTCCATAGCCGAAAGTCACGAAGTTAGGCACATCTTCATGGACTTGCTTGTATTGGCAGACGCCACGGGAGTTGTGGACATGACAATGCACGCGATTAGCAGGCGAATCAATGTCCCGCTTGAAAGCGTGAAGGCGGCACTTGAAAAGCTGGCAAGCCCTGACCCGCTTTCACGATCTGCTAAAGAGGATGGACGGCGCATCGTTTTGATTGACTCGCACCGCGACTGGGGCTGGCAGATCGTGAACTACGAGCACTACCGAAAGACGCAAGACGAAGAGGCGAGGCGGTCTTATTTCCGCGACTATCGAAAGGCAGAAAGGGGAAAAGCCTCTGATAAGAAGAAAACAAGTTCAACTCCGTTCAAGTCTGTTCAACATTGTTCAACTCCGTTCAAAAATGTCACACAGGGAGAGGGAGAGGAAAAAGCAGAAGGAGAAGCAAAAGAAGAGGGAGTAAGAGAACCATCCCAAAGCAGCATCGTCGAATCTGCGCCCTCTCTCGCTGACTTTTTGAAAAAGACAAGATCGCTTGGAGTTCCTGACCAATTCGCCGAATTAAAGTATCATTGGAAATGCGAGAAGGGATGGAATCACAAATGGGAGCCGTTCGCTCAACAAGTTCTAATCTGGTATCGTTCCGGCCCTCAAAATAATCAGCCCGCGCCAAAGCCTCGCTCAGTCGGCATCAAAGAAACCCCGATGGACAAGCTGCTGCGCGAAAACGAGGAAATGTTCGCAGACGGCGTGCATCCTGACAAATGGCGCGCAGCAAACCCCGGCAAAGACTACATCAAATGCAAACCTTAGACTCATTCCTTCCTGACATTCAAAGGCTTTTGCCACAATGCGCGGAGACAGAAAAGGCCATTCTGTCGTCGCTAATGCTTTCACCCGTGGAAGTGTATGCCATGTGCAGCGAACAAGGAATTTCCGCTGACTTTTTCCATATTCCAGCCCATGCAACCACATACGGCGTTTTGGCTTCACTCGCGCAAGATTCAAAGCCATTCGACTTCATCACGGTCACTGGCGCACTGCGCGATGCCGGAAAACTGGAAAGCGTAGGAGGCGCGCCATTCATCACCGAGATTGCAACGTTTTTGCCAACGGCGGCGAATGTGCAATACTACCTAGACATTTTGCGCGAAAAGCATCTGATGCGTCAGATTATCCGCGTTGGCACTCATTTTGCCGCCAGAGCATACACAGACACTGAAACGGCGGAAAACCTCGCGCATGAGGCGCACAGCGCACTCACTGGCCTATTGGTAAAGAAGTCAAAACGCCAAACGGTGAAGGAAACGATCCTCGAAATCGTGAAGGAGCTTGGCAGCGGCGAGGCGGACGGCGAGATTGTCAAGACGGGCGTAATCGGAGTGGACGGCGTGCTCGACCTCTACCGGGGCGATTTGCTCATCATTTCCGCGCCTACCAGTTGCGGAAAATCGGCACTGGCAAACCAAATCCTAATCACGGCGGCGGTGGAAAACGGCAGTCGAGTGGCTTTCTATCCGCTCGAAATGCGCCAGAAACAGACGCTAAAGCGCGCTATCGCCGTGCGGAGCGGGAACAATCCGAAGTATGTCCGCACGCTGCTAAACAACGCCAAACATCCCGAAGCGCAGAGCTACGCCGATGCCGCTGCCAAAAGCCTTGTGGACGCTTGCGCTGATTTGATCAAAGCACCGATCCACATGAGGGACGATCTCTATTCGCTGGAAGCCATCATTGCCGACATTCGCGCAGAGCATGGCGTTCGCCCCTTCGATTTCATCTGCATTGACTACCTGCAACTCATTCGATGCCAAGGACGATTCGAGCGGAGGCAACTTCAAATTGCAGAAATTACGCAACGACTAAAAATGACGGCGAACGAAATGAATTGCGTCGTGATCGTGCCAAGCCAGCAATCACGCGACGGCTCAACAAGGGAGGCGCAAGACGCTGAAATGGACGCTTCATCGCTTATCAAAATCCACGCCGATGCCGAGAGCGAGGACGTGAAGCCCGGGAGAATTGAAATTTGGAAACAACGCGAAGGGGCGCGTCACGTTGATCTCAAGTTGAAGTTTAACGGATTACTCACTCGATTTGAACTAGAAGCCTAATCACATGGATGCAAAAACACGATT